CTACCATGAACGAAAAAGTATTACGCGACCCCGCATCCGGCCATCTGGTCCGTGCGCAGATCGATGACCAGGGCGTTATCGTCAAGGTTCTCGAAATCCTCGAGCGTGCCGGCGAAGCAGAAGCTGCACAGGCAAAACGTGGCCGCGATGCGGAACGTGAGAATGTGCGTGCGATTTATGCCCTGGCAGAAGCCTACGGTAATCAAGACATGGCTTTGAAGGCAATTGCTGACGGCAAGACGCCGGAAGAATTTCAGCGCCAACTGCTGGCAGAACATGCGAAAACACGCTCCAGCAAGCCGCTTGCTGACCAAGTGCGTGAAGCAGAAATCGGCCTGACCGACAAGGAAGTTCGCCAGTTCAGTATCATGCGCGCCATCCGCGCCATGGCCGACCCGCGCGACTCAAATGCGCAGAAAGCTGCCGCGTTCGAAATCGAAGCTTCCCGCGCCGCGTCTGAGCTGTATGGCAAAGACCCAAACAAGGGTATCACCATTCCGAATGACGTTCTGATGCGTGCATTCAGCACCACAAACCCATCCGGCGGCCCTGGTTCGAACATCGTTGCGACTGAACTGCTGGCCGGTTCGTTCATCGAATTGCTGCGGAAAAAAGCATGGGTGATGAAGCGCGCCCGCACCCTGGGCGGCCTGGTCGGCAACATCGATATCCCACGCCAAAACTCTGCATCGCAGGCGTACTGGGTAGGTGAAGGCGGCGCGCCGACCGGTTCGCAGCCTGGCGTCGATCAGATCGCATTCACACCAAAAACAGTGGGCGCGACTACCGATATTACCCGCCGGCTGATGTTGCAGGCTACGCCTGATGCAGAAGCGCTGGTTCGCGATGACTTGCTGAAAGTCATGGCCCTGGAAATCGACCGTGTCGCGATTTACGGCAGCGGTTCGGCAAATCAGCCAAAAGGTTTGAAGCTGATTACCGGCATCAACGCCGTGGACTTCGCAGTAGCTGGTCAGCCAACGTTCGCCGAACTGGTGGCGATGGAAACCCAGATTGCCCTGGACGATGCAGACGTGGACAACATGTCGTATTCGTTTAACGCGGCCATCCGTGGTTACACAAAAACTGCGCTGAAATTCCCAGCTACCGCCGCAAGCGGCACCATCTGGGAGCCAGGTAATACCGTCAACGGTTACGAAACTAACGTTTCTAACCAAGTTGCGACCGGTGATGTGTTCTTCGGTAACTGGATGGACATGATTATCGCCATGTGGGGCGGCCTGCAACTGATCGTGGACCCTTATGCCCTGTCGACATCCGGAGGCATCCGTCTGGTGGCGTTGCAGGACATCGATATCAACGTGCGCCACGTTGAATCGTTCTGCTACGGTAGCGATACGGTTTCTTAAGCCAGGCCAGTAACAGCAACCCGAGAAAAGCCGCCTTAAACGGCGGCTTTTTTAACAACCGAGGAATTCAAATCATGTTCGATAAAATGACCACTCTGAAACTCACCGCAGCAATCGCCATCAACGGCGCAATCCTGCGTGCAGGCTCCATCATCGAAGTAATCGAAAAAGATGCGCAAGCGCTGCTGGAGCGCGGCAAAGCGGTCCTGGCGACCATCGAAGACGAATTCAAGCCGGAAGCCGCAGAAACTGCGCCCGTTGTTTCTGCTGGGGATGAAGCCCCTGAGACAGCGCCGGGAAACGTGGATGCAGACGCTGACGCCGAAGTGTCGACAGAAACCGAAAAAAACCAAAAAAGGTAAGAAATAATGCGTACCGAAACATTCATCAAGCTGGCAGCGCCAGCAGCAATCGCGGCGACCACAACCGGAACCGCCGTCGAGATTTCTGACCTGACCGGTAACGGTTACGCGGTCCTGAATTCTGCTGCAACCGGCGGCGCTGGCATGACCAGCGATGTCAAAATCCAACACAGCGATGACGGCTCCACAAACTGGACCGACAGCGGTTTCGCGTTCGACCAAGTGACGAACGCAGCCGCCAGTTACCAGGCGAAATTCATTTCCCTGGACCAGTTTAAAAAGTTCGTGCGCGTCGTGAATACCCTGGCCGGCACCACGCCGACTGTGGTCTACGCAGTCGAACTGGTCGGCACGAAGATGTCGCAATAAAATGCCGGCTCCAGTATGGGATGACCTAAATATTTTTGTCGACCCCGATGATTTCGCGGTCGTGGCAGTTCTCACGCTGTCAGGGTCATCCCGTAATGTGAAATGCATTTATGACGATCCCTACATGAACGCGCTGTTAGGCGAATATGACTGGGACGGCAGCAAGCCACGGATTACCGCAAAAGAAACAGACTTAGTCGGCGTCACGCGCACAACGCCTGTTTTCGTCAACGGCAAGCAGTATTACTCCCTCACAAACCCGCAGCAGGACGGCACAGGCATGGCTGTGCTGACGCTTTCCGAGGAAGGCTGATGCTTGAGCTACAAGTAGACACAGCACAGCTGGAAACGCTCGCCATCGAACTGATGTCGACGGAAAAGCAGTTCGACAGGGCGCTGCGTTCGACGGTCGGAAAAATGGTCAAGTGGGTGAAGACCCGTTCCGTGCGGATCATTTCAAAAGATGCGAATATCCCGCAGAGAATCGCCCGCCGCCGTATCAAGGCATTGAAGGCGAAAAAAACATCTGAGGGCACTGAAATGCAGATTTTTTATGGTGAAAATCCTGTCGGTTTGATTTACTTGAAGCCGAAAAAAACATCAACAGGGATAACCGCAACTGGGCGCACTGTGGCCGGCGCATTCAAGGCGCGCGGCAAGGGCGGCCAGGATCAAGTGTTTAAACGCATTGGTAAATCAAGGCTGCCGCTTGCGAAACAAACGACAGAAGTTAAGGAACCGTTTGACAGTGTCCTGAATCGTGAATTCATCAATGCATCTGCATTCGCAGAGCAATTTTTCAAAGTTTTGGAACATGAATTGCAATGGCAAACACAACGCTGACCACTGATTTACGCGCCATGCACGCGGCGATTGTCGCTGGTATCAGTGCGCAATTTCCTACCCTGGCGACGGTTGAATTTTACCGCGAGGATCGGAAAGATTTGCCGTTGCCGGCGTGTATTCTTGAGTTGGAAGAAATGCCCAGCGCCCCAGATGAAAACCCAGGCAACGGGCAGCAGCCGATTGAAGCGCGGTTCTGCGCGCATTTCGTCCTTGGGTTCCGTACAGAAAACGTCAGGCTTGAAATTCGATTGCTGGCAGCGGCCATGGCGGCATTTTTGTATGAGAAACGATGGGACGGGATTACCTGCGATCCGGCGCAGTTTCATGGCGCATATGAAGACGATTTCAAGCCTGAATTCGATCAATTCGAATGCTGGAAAGTCGACTGGTCGCATATTATTTTCCTGGGGACCGATGTCTGGAATGAAGACGGCGCGATAACGCCGACTGTCGTTAAGTATTCCTGGGCCCCAGATATTGGCCTGGAGAATGAAGGGAAATACATTGAGTTATGACGCCGGCAATCTGGAGCAGCTGATATCGAATTTGATCCGCATCGGCGTAGTGGTCGGCGTCGATTTGGATGCGCCCGCTGTGACCGTCGATGCAGGCGGCATGCTTAGTGACTGGCTGCCCTGGGGCGCTGGTCGCGCTGGAGCGGTTCGGAAGTGGTCGCCGCCGACGATAGGCGAAGAGGTTTTGGTTTTCTCGCCGTATGGAGACATGACGCAAGCCGTCATCATCATGGCGTTGTATCAAGACACGTTCCCAGCGCCATCGAACAGCGCCACAGTAGAAATGACGCAGTACCCTGATGGCAGCACGGTCAGTTACGACAGCGCAAGCAATACGCTGACGGTCGACGTTGCGGCGTCAGGCAACGTCATCGTGAACTGCCAACATGCGACCGTAAATTCGGATGTCGATATCAACCTGAACACGCCGGATACATTTTGCAGCGGGAATTTGACCGTTGCGAAAATGCTGACATACCAGGGCGGCATGACAGGATCGAACAGCACTGGCGGCCCGACCGGGGTTATTACTGGAAGTATCACGGTTGTTGGTGGTGAAATCACAGTCGACGGCATCGGCCATAAATCGCATCATCATGTCGAACACGATGGGCCAAGCACTGGCAGCGCGGTAGGCTGACGGAAAAACCGCAAGAGGAAAATCCAGGCCATGCCGCTGACAATGTGGCATGGATGGAATTAATCGGATTACAGGCGCACCACTGGGCGGCATCGATCATCTGCGGCAGAGCATTGTCGACATTTTGACGACGCGCCTGGGCACTCGCGTAATGCGCCGAACATACGGAAGCCGCCTGTTTGACCTCATTGACGCCCCTCTGAATCGCGCAACCATCGTCGACGTGTATGCGGCAACCGCCGACGCGTTGAAGCGATGGGAGCCGCGTTTCAAACTCACAAAAGCGCAAATCGTTTCATCGGAATTGGGAATGATTACCATCGACCTGACCGGCGATTATCTGCCCGATGGGCAAACCGTAACATTGAGTGGAATTGTCGTTAATTAATGGCCGGTACAACTACATCAGTCGATTTATCGCAGCTGCCGCTGCCGACAATTGTCGAGGTTTTAGACTTCGAAACGATTGTATCGGCGCAGCTGACGGATTTTGCAGCGCGCCAAACGGCGGCAGGCGAACCATTTACGGCATTGCTGGAAAGCGACCCTGCATACAAGGTCATCGAATCGGCTGCATATCGGGAACTGCTGCTGCGTCAGCGCGTGAACGACGCATGCAAGGCGATCATGCTGGCATATGCAACAAAGGGCGACCTGGACCAGATTGCCGCGAATTTTGATGTTCAGCGCCTGCTGATTTCGCTGGGCGATCCGACGTTGATCCCGCCGACTGATGATGTTTATGAAGACGATACAAGCCTGCGCCGCCGCGTGCAGTTGTCGTTCGACGGGCTGACGACCGCCGGCCCATCTGGTTCGTATATTTTCCATGCACTGAGCGCCAGCGCTGATGTGCTGGATGCATCGGCGATCAGTGAAATTGCGGGCACTGTGATTGTTTCGGTGTTGTCGCGCACTGGCGACGGTACTGCGCCATCGGATACCCTGGCGGCGGTTACTGCGGCCCTGAATGACGAAACTGTACGCCCATTGTGCGATACGGTCGTGGTGCAGTCAGCCGATGTCGTCGACTGGAATATCAGCGCAACGATTGTCACATTTGATGGGCCAGATTCGGCGGTTGTTATTGCCAGCGCGCAGGCTGCCGCGCAGGCGTATGCGGATGCGCAGCATGTCCTTGGGCGTGATATTACGCTGTCTGGCGTGTATGCCGCATTACAGCAGCCTGGAGTTCAAAACGTTGTTCTCGCGTCGCCGCTGGCAAATATCGTCATCAGTAAAAAGCAGGCACCGAACTGCACGGCAATCACATTGGTCGATGGTGGCGTAGGTGACTGATATTGAAACCATTCTGCCAAACAATGCTACGAATTTCGAACGCAGCATGGAAGGCGCAATGTCGCGTATTTCAGATGTGCCTGTGCCGATTCGGGATGTCTGGAGCGTCGACAATTGCCCGTCTGATTTACTGCCCTGGCTGGCGTCTGCGTTGCAGGTCGGGCAGTGGGATGCGAGTTGGACAGACGCTGTAAAACGGGAAGTAATTCGGAGTTCGGCAAGCCAGCACAGGCGGCGCGGGACAGTTTCATGCATCAGAGATTTTTTTGCATCGATTGGTTTCGGCGATATCGAAATTGACGAAGGCCGCAGTAAGCGTT